GTTGGGGAGCGCAGACTTACGCAAGGATGAGAAGACCAGCATCATTGAGACAGAGAAAAGACTGAGAGAGTCGTTGAACAAGCTCTCTGGCGTCCTTGGGGATATAGTGGGAGAACGTAAATGATGTTCTTTTCTGGAACGGTGGATCGGGTGATTTTCGCTGATGAATCCCAACCGTTCTACATTTTCAAGCTCGACTTGGATCAGGGTGGGACCGCGACGTTCAAGGGACCAGTGATAGGCACACCGCCAAGCTCTGGTTCTTGGATGGGGATCAAGGGCGAATGGGTGAACGACTTGAAGCATGGCTCTCAGGTCAAAATCCTCCAAGCCCCTGCATTTGATGGAAGTTGGTCTGAAGAAAAGGTTATCAAAGCCTTGTCTACCAACGGTGTGAGCGGTCTGACGATGAGGCGTTTGGCGACCGACTTGGCTCCCTACGGGAAGTCTCTGTTTGACGTTCTGTCCGATGAAGATGAGTTGAGACAGTACGGAAAGATGAGCGAGTTTGAGGCAGCTCACCTCAGTCGGACATGGCACCGTACTCGCATGTTTTATGACACGATCCCTGTATTACTCGATTTGGGGTTTAATGGCGGTGAGGTTTCCAAGCTGTTCAAAGCGTTTGGTACAGATTGCATTGAGGTTCTGACTGATAATCCTTGGGCGATTGCCGACGTAGGTTTTTCGGTTGCTCGCGGTGATGACTTAGCAAAGAGCTTAGATGTTTCGATGGACTCTCCACACCGCGCTCAAGGGGTGGCTGTGAGTGCTGTTCGAGAAGCCTGCAAGTCTGGACACACTTTTCTTACCTTGGGGCAAGTTGTCGGTGAGATGGAATCTCGTTGTCCAAGCGTTTCTCGGACTGATATTTCATTGGCGTTGGTAGCCGCTCACAAGAAAGGCTCGATTGTCATTGACCGCGCCTTGGGTGACAAGCTCATTTATAGTCCTGACATGCACAGGTTTGAAACGAGATCCGCAGAACGCCTCAAAGAAATGGTGTCTGTAAAGACGAAGACCCTGACCGTTCCTTGTGCCATGAGCATCTTGGACATGCTGCCTAAGCGTTGGAACCAAAAGAGTTTTGAGAAAAAGATCGGTAGCTTGGTCGTTGAGGCTGCGGATGAGCTTCAGTTTGAGTTGACCGAAGCACAACGTGTTGGAGTTGAAAACGCACTCACATCGCCAATCTCTGTCTTCTCTGGTCTCCCAGGCACAGGTAAAACGACTTCACTCAAAGTCTTGGTGAAGGTTCTTCAGAGGCTTGGGTTTCGGACGACACCAACCAAAAGTGACCCGCCAGACGTGCTTCTTTTGGCACCAACAGGTATCGCCGCAAAGCGAATGGCGAATCTCACTGGCGTTGAAGCCTACACCGTTCACCGCGCCTTGGGTGGTAAGCCCAAAGACACCAAGAGTCGAGACAGTTCTTATGAGGGGATTGTCGGGGATGCTGTTGATGGAGACAGCCAAGCTCGCGGGTCATGGGGTTCATGGACCTATGGTGCAGATAGCCGTCATCCCGCACAGTTTGTGGTGGTTGATGAGAGTTCGATGCTGGATATTGAAGCCTTGGCTCGCATTTTGGGGGCGTTACGAGAAGATGCTCATTTGGTGTTGATGGGAGACCACGCACAGCTTCCGTCTGTCGGGCCTGGCAACGTGCTTCGGGATCTGGTCGAGTCAGACATACCTAAAGTGCGTTTGACTGAGATTTTCAGACAAGCCGAAACAAGTGACATTGTTCGGGCGGCACACGCCATTCATAGTGGTGAGATGCCTGAGATTGAAAAGGATTTCAGCTTGATCTCAGTGGGTAATGAAGACAATGCGCTGGAGGTTGTAAAGCGGGCGGTCCAAAAGCTCTATGACAAGGAAGCCAACTTCCAAGTCCTGTCTCCGCGACATGCTGGAACGGCTGGCGTTACAAACCTCAACTCTGAGTTGAGAGACATGCTCAATCCAGCGGGGTCAGGGTCTCGCCAACTTCGAGTCGCCAGCGGCTACATTCGCGAAGGCGACCGCGTGATGATTACGGCGAACGACTACGCCCTCGGTATCTACAATGGCGACGTTGGAAAAGTGTCTGAGATCGACTTGAAGCGTAAGCTCGTTCGCGTGAAGGTTCACGGACCCGTTTCAACCTACGTTGAAATGGACACCAAGACTGCCAACAGGTTGCTCCGTTTGGCTTACGCTCAGACGATTCATAAGTCACAGGGTCAGGAATACGACATTATCATCATGCCTATTCTCGGTTCTTTCGGTAGGCAGCTTCAGCGTAATCTCATCTACACCGCTGTGACGCGAGCCAAGAAAAAGGTGGCTCTCATTGGAGAGGTCTCAGCATTGAGTCGGGCAGTACAGTCAGACAAGGAGAGTTTGAGAAACAGCGCACTCGGAACACGAATCACTGCGACCCTGACCAAAAGTGAATCATAGCGGTAAGTCCCAATGAACAACCCCCGATAAGGAGGACATGATGGAAACTGAAACCAAACCCAAGTCTCGGAAAAAGACGCCAGCACGAAAGCCGCGAGCGAAGAAAGCCGCACCGATTCAAGCTACGCCAGTTGAAGAACCGAAGACACCCGAAAAGAGCGAGGGTTCATCGACCAAAAGCCTGTTGATGCAGGTCAAGGACAAGATGAAGATCACGAAGGTCACAGCAACGCGCTGTGTGAAAACCAAGCGCGGGGATCACTTCGTCGCCTTTTCGAGTGAGTGGGATTCGTTTCGTGATGACTCAGAGCATGGTGTCATTGACGAAAACTCATCGAGCGGCATGGATCTGAAAGAGGCGACGATTGCGCTTTCAATCCTTCAGTTCAAAGCAGACACCGCTGCCATCGAGGGTGCTTACCTCGCTGGTGATATTACACTTCAAGATCGCGACCATGAGATTCGTAGCCTTCGCACAAGGTACGGCACAAAGCTCAAGGAGTTGACGAATGAGTGAGGCTTTCAATTTCAGCACTGCATACATCGACACTTACTATGACGAGGTGTCAGAGATGCACGTTGGGCTGGACGACGACCCTATTCGTTATGGACCCAAGAGGGTCAACGGAAAGGTTGCCGCCGCGAAGCGTTTGGTCAGTCGATGTACAGAGATTGAGATCTCACTGTCTCGCGATCTGACCAATCTCAATCGGACCCTCCGTGCAGCTCAAGCTGAGTTGGATTTGTCGCTTCAACACATGTTGACCAATGACCCTGAAGTACGGGCTGGTCGTTCGGTGAAGGATCGTGAAGCCATCGCAGGTATGAAGCTCATGGACGAAACCACTTTGGTTCGCAAGATTGAGCAAGCCTGTGAGGAAGTCAAATCGGCAATCACTGTCGTGAAGACACAGAAAGCAGACTTGAAGGACACACAAGGCAGACTGCGAGATCAAATCCGCTTGATTGGGGAAGAGATCGCACTCGGAGCCATGTGGGGTTCTGCCTCGCCCGACCCCTCCGCGAAACCCGTGCGGTCGTTTCAAGGTCCGACTGCCAGTAAGTCTGGCGCAGGTTCTTTGGTCGATGAAGTGGTTGGCGACGTGGATGACTTGGCTGGTTTGTTTGACGATGGCGACAACGAGCAAAGCACTGAAACCACTGCCGAAAACGAAGATGAGCTTGGCACAATCGTAGGTGGTGCCGCTACGGATGAGCAAGCAGACACCGCTCTTGATGCGATTGAATCTGCCCCCTCAAACGGTGCGGGTAATGTAGCTGTCATTGGACTCAACGACGATGACCTTGAGGGTCTTTTGTCGGAAGATTGGTAAGGGGTGTCCTTTTGGAAACCCTCGCAGTAACAACATCACGGGCAACGTAACTTTCATTCAAACTTAAACCCGCCCGTAAGGAGAGAAGAGATGGTAGACGGAATCATTGGATTTGGTCAGAACGACAGCGCGGTGACGCGTAAGAATAGCAACTTCAAAGGAGAGACGAACAAGAAGTACCGGTTGTCCTTCGTTTGGTGGAACACCAACGATGACGGCACTCCCGACTTCAATAACGCCTCCCCGAACATGGTTGCGAAGAACCGCATCTACATCAAGGGTGCGGGATACCTCATTCCGAAAGGCAATGAGTTCAACGACCTCGCTGGCACCGCCCCGCGACCTGCTATCGCGACGGTTGTGGTCAAGTGGCCCTTGGATCGTCAGGGTGCAGTAGACAAGGCTGCTTTGAAAAGCGGCGACTATGAGGTGCTGACTTGGATTTTCTCCAAGGATAAGTACACGACGTTGAAGGACCAGCACATGGAGTGCCACTTCGGTGAGTTCGATGTGATGGTTCGTTGTAACGATGCCAACTTCCAGAAGATGACTTTTTCTCCGAGCAAGGGGAACTTGTACCGCCAGCTTCTCGAAAAGGGCAACGGTGGAATCGGACAGAAGATTCAGGAAGAAGCCGAAGCCTTGGCGAACAACATCAACGACGCCATCGGTCGCACCATGACGGTCGATCAGGTCAAGGAGAAGTTGGGTATGGAAACGTCCTCTCCAACTCTCGCTGGCAACGATGTTGTAGGTGACTTGGATGACGTTCTCGACGATGCCCTCGACGACCTGTAGGGGTTGCCATGAGGGTTCTCGGACTCGACCCCTCCCTTTCAAACTTCGGGTGGGCAATCCATAACGACAGTGCGGATGGGCTTGCTCGATGTGAAGCGAGGGGTCGGTTCAAGACTTCTTCAAAGACGCTCTTTGTAGATCGATACGTTGATCTACGGGAGCGTCTTTTTGATCTTGTGGTCCAAGCCAAACCCGACAAGGTAGGCATTGAGTACCCTGTCTTCAACGATCTTTGGAGTGAGGGCATGTACGGACTCTTTCTGTACTGTTGTGAAGCTCTCAAATCAGCCAAGGTCGATGTAGTCTTCTTCAGCCCAGGTCAGATTAAATCCGTCGCCGCCGATCTCTTGGATCGCCCAAAAGGTTGGAAGATGGTGAAGGCTGATATGTGCGAAGCAGCGAAGACAGACGCAGGCGGCAAGGGGCGTTGGAACCACAACGAAGCAGACGCTTACCTATGCGCGAGACACGCAGCGCGATTTTGGCGTGTCCATTCTGGTCAGCTTTCAGTAGATGATTTGACTGACAAGGAATCACGACAATTTAACCGAATACACACTTACATAAGGGGAA